TCATCCTGTCGATCGTTCCGACACAATAGCATTGCTGATATCCGTCGTGCTTCTGCTTGGCCGTCTCCAGGTTTCTAGCTGCTTCCCGGAGCGCCTTGATCCGCTTCTCCTTCATTTCCGGTACCCTCCGATCGACTTTGCGCACATGATCAGCACGGCCACAGCTATAGCCCACGTTATCGCGTCTCTTTTTGACACGAAGATGCTGTCGATCCCGCAGCCCGTCAGGATGAAGCTGAGCACAAATAGCACCTCAATAACTTTCCTCTTTACCTTCCTTTTCATTTTTCTTTCGTCCCTTCCTTCTGTCAGGCACTTTTACGCCCGCCTGCCTCCACTGCGTCAGGATCTTTCTCACTGTCCCGTAGGTGTATCCTGTCGCCGATGCTATTTCTGCATCTGTGGCTCCTTCCTCCAGCATTATCTTCATGATCTTATGCCTGCGCTCCATCTCCTGTTTCTTGGAGCGCCCTGCATTTTCCCTCGACTCCGCGCTCTGGCCGAAGTCATCCATCGGTGATGGACTCGGCTTGTGGATGTAGGTGTTTATCCCCTCTCCGAGGAATCTGTTATCATGGACCGTCTTCGTGGCTGTCCTCGGAGCTTCTGGAAGAGGTCTTTTTATTTTCATTGAGCTGTTCAATTTCTTTTCTGACTCTCTTTCTGTATTGTTTCCACGTCTCAAAATCTGCGCATCGCCCTCTCTGCTCGAAGCATTCGGGCTGATGCCTGCATTTTTCGCAGGTCATAAAAATGCCTCTTGTGGCATTGCCTTTATCATTTCATCCAGCTTTGAGTACGCTTCAGATCTCCAGCAGTATTTAAAACCGTCTGTTTCCTCATCGGCTTTGGTGTACAGAGCATTGATCTCTTTTACCGCCATGAGGTGTGCTGCGTTCTGCTCTCGGATGATATCCAGCGATGCCTTCAGGCAGTCATATCTGTACTGAAGAGCGCAATATGATGTCATGATCCTCATGCACTTTTGGAAGAGATCCAGCAGTTTGTCCTTTGTCAGTTCCTTCTTCAGCTTTTCATGAGCTGCTTCAACTGCCATTTCTCTTTCATAAGAGGTTTGCAGTCCGAAGTAGTCATGTTCATAAGTGTCATACCCTGCAAGGTTCCCTGTTCTGTCTTCCAACACCATAAAGAGATCGAAATACTCCTCAAGATAATCGGACCACTCCCAATTGCCGAGATCATCAAGAAACTGGTCGCACTCGGCGGAAAGGTCAGAGAACATCATGCGGAACTCATACGCTTCGTCCTCGTCTCCGAGAAGTTCACCGAGAAGCGTTTCAGAATCTTCACTGTCATCAAAGAAGTACCGGACATCAGCGCAGGCGTCCTGCATCTCCCAGAGATTTTCTTTTATGGTCTCCAGATTCATCTGTGTGGCTATTGGTTTCTTATACCGAAAATTTTTAGCCTTCCTTGCTCTCAATTCCTGTTTCGTCATGTCTGTTCCTGCTCTGCTTCCGGGAGCCTGAGGCCATATTCGACAGCCTCTTCTATGTCATCCGCGTATCTAAGCTCTCCGAGGATCTCGTTTGCAAGTGCTCTGACCACTGTCCTGAGTGCTTCCGCGCTGTTAATGTCGTTCGCGGCGCTGAACATTGCGCCTGCGATCTTGTTCATCTTTTTCAATTCTCCCACTGCTGCCTCGGATGCCATCAGTGCTGAGTGCATTCTTTCGGCCCATTCATCCGGATAGTGATTGCTCATTATTTCATCCTCCTATGAATCTCCTTGACCATCTTTATGATTGTTTCGTCCGACATGCACGTAGCGACGGCGATCTGCCGGAGTTCCCCAAGTGTCAGCTTGTCCGGGTCCGCAATTCTGCGGTCGAATGTCCTCGAAGGTATCCCGGACGTTCTCTGGATCTTCCTGCGGTCCTTACCTATCGCAAGGCCGCAGCTTATTATTGTTTTTGCCTTATCCATTGTTTCCTCCGTTTCTTGCGTTTCCGCAAGTTACTGAGCAAAAAAAATATCTTCCGGCTTCTCGATATTGAGGAAAATGATCATCTTATTGATCTCTTCTCTCGTAAAGTTTCCACCCGCCTTAATCTTGCGGTAAAGTGTGGACTCATCGATTCCAAGATGATTCGCCAGTTCCTTGTTTGTCTTTCCTGCTCTAACAATCTGAGCTCGGAATTCTCTCTCCATGAACATCTTTCCGTTCCCTCCTTTGCTATATTTTATCACTTGCGTTTCCGCAAGTCTTATGTTACCAAACATTCACGCCACTGTCAATGCGTTTTTGCAAGTTTTTTATATTCGTTGGCGTAACTGCTTGCATTTTTGCAATGCCGATAATATAATTTTGGCAAGGGAGGAGTTATAAATGGAGATTAAAGACATTCTTTCCCAACGCCGGAAAGAGCTTAATATGACAATGAAACAGGTCGCCGACAAGGTCGGAGTCAGCGAGGGGACTATTTCCAGATGGGAGTCCGGCAAAATCGCTGACATGCGTCGTGATAAAATAATGGCTTACGCTCAAGCCCTTAACATATCCCCTGCCATCATCATGGGATGGGATAACGTCGATTCTTCCTCTACAAGCGAAAGCATCCACGCAGGCAAGCGCATCCCTGTTCTCGGCAGCGTTGCCGCCGGGATCCCGATCGACGCGATTGAGGATGTTCTCGATTGGGAGGATATATCAGAAGATATGGCGAAGACCGGCGAGTTTTTCGGATTACGAATCAAAGGCGATTCGATGCAGCCTCGAATTGTCGAAGGCGATGTCGTAATTGTGAGGCAACAGCCCGATGCTGATTCCGGCGATGTGGTCATCGTCCAGGTCAACGGCGATAAAGCCACTTGCAAGCGCCTCGCAAAATATTCGTCCGGGATCAGCCTGATCAGCTTCAATCCGGCCTACGAACCGATGAATTACACGAATCAACAAATTGAGCAGCTCCCTGTCACTATCATCGGAAAGGTTGTCGAGAATCGGCAGAAATATTAAAGCAATGAGAAAAAGAATATTTGAGATCGTTGAAGCATCCAAGGACGGCGACACGCTGAGCTCCATCTACGACGTCTGGATCCTGATCACGGTGATCGTGAGTCTTATCCCTCTGGCATTTAAGAGCACTACTCCTACCTTTACCATGATCGATAAGGTTTCGGTCAGTATTTTCATCGTCGACTATTTGCTGAGATGGATCACGGCCGACTACAAATTCGGCACCAGAGGATTGATGCCTTTCGTGAAATATCCTTTTACTTTCATGGCGCTTGTAGACCTTATCTCTATTCTCCCGAGTATCACGATCATGAGCAGCGCCTTCAAGATCTTCAGAGTCTTCCGGATGCTTAAGGTGATGAGAGTGTTCAGAACCATGAGAGTCGTCAGAGTCTTCAAGGCGGCCAGATACTCCCGATCAATGGAGATCATCGGGAACGTGATCCAGAACTCAAAGGAGGCGCTCGCCGCCGTCGGCACGCTTGCCGTCCTGTACGTTCTTGTGTCTGCGCTGATCGTTTTCAACATTGAGCCCGATACGTTCGATAGTTTTTTCGAAGCAATCTATTGGGCTACTGTATCTTTGACCACTGTTGGATATGGAGATATTTATCCTGTTACTGCTACAGGGAAGCTCGTTGCCATGCTATCCTCTGTTTTCGGGATCGCCATCGTCGCGCTTCCTTCCGGCATAATCACGGCTGGATATATGGATGAGTTAACAAAGCATGGAGGTGATATTGATGAAAATGGGAATGAGGAAGCCCAGCGTAAAGAAAAGCATTAAGGCACGGACGACTGGAAAGGTGACGCGCTCTATCAAGAAGTCCGTTAACCCTCTCTACGGGAAGAAGGGTATGGGCTTTATCAATGATCCGGAACGTGCCGTCAAAAATGCCGTTTATAATCGTACCACTGTCGGAGTGGGTGACATCGTCAGCCGTGCGAGTTCGTCAGCTGATCTCCCTGCGGCAGATGCTCCCAGCTACGGAAACGGGATCTTTATCTTTCTGATCGTGATCTGTGCCGCCCTGGTCCTGCTCAGCCTGCTTCTGACGGTCGCCGTCCCCGCTGCCGGGATCGCCGGTATAGTCTTCGGGATCCTCGGCATCGTCTACTCTGTGAGGCATATTAAAAATAACAAACAATAAAAAATCACCCGCCCTGCTTTTGGCAAGGCGGATGATATATAGCAACAGTCCTGGATGGAGCTGCTGCCGCTCGCAACTCCAGTATACTCCATTCAGGGCTTATTTTTCTACACCCTAATGGAGGTATTTTTATGGCAAACGCTAAGAAACTTAAGAGCGGGAACTGGAATGTCCGCATCACCGTCCAGGGAAAACAGTACAGCTTTACGCACAAGGACAAGAAGACGGCGAAGCGCATGGCTGCCGCCTTCGCGGACGAATGCCGGGAGGCGATCGACAACCCGCCCCTGATTGAAGCTATACGTAAGTATATCGACGAGCGCGAGGATACCTGCTCCCCGGCCACGCTGAGAGGCTACAGAAGCATTGAAAAGACTCTGCGGTCGAAATATCCGGCGCTGTGCCAAAAGCGCCTTGTGGCCGTCACAGACAAGGATATCCAGCAGATTATTAACACGATGGGAAAGAAGACCGCAAAGAACTATCTTGGCCTCATTCAGCCTGCTGCGGGCCGAAAATTCAACGTCTCGCTTCCCTCCGGCCGGCAGAAAGAGATGCGCGTCCCCACTGACCTTGAGGTCCTCGGCCTTGTCCGGATATTTAAGGATACTGAGGTCGAGATTCCGGTCATGCTCGGCGCCTTTGGTGGACTGAGGCGCGGCGAGATCTGCGCCCTCACCATGGATGACTTCGACGGGGATTATGTGACCATCAATAAAGACAAGGTCATGGACGAGTTCGGCGGCTACGTCGTGAAGGATCCTAAGACGGAGACCTCAAACAGGACCGTCCTGCTTCCGCACTTCGTGGCCGAAGCGATCCGCAGAAAGGGACACGTCACAAATCTGACTCCCCATCAGATTTCTAACTACTTCCAGAAGCGTCAGGCGTCACTTGGAGTTGATCCGCCCTACTGCTTCCACTCGCTCAGACACTACAACGCCTCGTATCTCCACGCCCAGGGAATCCCGGATGCTTACATCATGGCCCGCGGAGGCTGGGCAAGCCCTCATGTCATGCAGCGTGTGTATCGTCACGCTCTGCAGGACAAGGTCGCAGGTATGGAGCAGAAGGCGGTCGGCGCGTTGCAGTTTTCGTTACAGTTTTGAGCCGCCAAATGTGGTATCCATCCTGCCAAATGTGGCGGTGATTCTGCCAGTTGTGGCATAAAGAAACCCCGTAAATATAAGGTTTTTCGGCATTTTCCTTATATTTACGGGGTTTTCCCATGCGAGCAGGTAGCGGGAATCGAACCCGTCCGAAAGCCTATTAATATCGGCTATATCATAGCACATTCCAATTTCTGTTCCAATTCCATTATTTTTCTTGCGCCGGCGCAAATAAAAAGAGCCCCAGAGGATCTCTCCCCTGGGGTTTATTTAATGAAAAACGTATGCTAGCAGAAAACGTTCTTCTCCTTATTTGAGCAGGACTCCCCACGTCATCGGCCCGACTTCTCCGTCAACTTCGAGGCCGTTCGCCTTCTGGAAGGCTTTTACAGCTGCCTCTGTCTTGTTTCCGAAGTCTCCGTCCTCTGTAAGCTTGTATCCCTTGCCGTTTAAGGTCTGCTGTAATTTTTTTACAGCTTCTCCCTGGCTTCCCTTCTTGAGCAGTGGCATTGTCGCCGCTGCAGGAATGCTTCCATCTGACTTGATGCCGTTAGTTACGGCAGTGGCCGTGTGATGCTTATCATTGAGGAGCACATCGCCAGCGACCAGGAAAGAGGATCCCGTGAGATATTTGGACTCTGTGAGGCAGGCGAAGCCCGCTGCCGTCAACCCTGATCTCATGTTCCCTGTATATGTGCATGTGATGTTCTGCAGTTCCTTCCGGCCGAGCAGGTAGCCTGCTGCCTTAATATTGGCGATCACTCCTGCGGAGCAGTCAGCCTCGCACGCCACTGTGATCTTTGAAGGGTCATAATTCACCTTCTGGAGCTCGTTCCAGTAGGTCTGACGCTGATACTGGTCGTAGCCGATCTTGTTATTGTTTGCGGCTTTGGTGGCGAGGTCTGCAATGCAGGCTCTCACTTCCGGATCCGGATGACGCAGGACGCAGTTCCACGGCCGGTTATACCAATCGCGGATCTGCCACTCTCTCCCCGTGTTGTCCCCGGCGGCGCCGCCCTTGTAATTCCCGCGCTCGTCGCTCCCGGAATTGCTGATTTTGACGGGATTGGTGACCGGGAAGACCTTGACATTGTCTTTTGTCATGGCGTTTTCCTTCGGCGCTGACTTCCGGCAAGACATGTTAAATTGCCGTTTTACGATGGAAATATCTACTTCGTCGTCGATCCCGGGCACTTTGGCACGGTTGTAGTACTGCCACATGGCATAGACGCCATCGTATGTGCATTTGTCCGCATACTGGGCGCACCATGTATTATCACGAACCTGCTGCTGGAGCTGGCCCATGCTGATCTGATTTTTGAGCCACGATGTGGACGCATAGATGCCGCAAGGGATGCCGGCGGCCACCAGTCTGTCCGTGATCCGCTTCAGGTAGCGCGTCCTGTCGGCCGTATAGATGTCATTGGCCACGCCCTTGTCCACTCTCTCAGAGTCCAGCCACAGCGGCATGCTCAGACCCAGCCCTGCAACATTCATGATAATCCAGTTCGCCTCTTCGTCGGCCTCTGCGTCGCTGAGCGGCGTAGGGAAGTAATACACCGAGCAAGGGATCCCGGCTCTGATCACTCCGTCAAGGTAGTTTTTGAAATGGTAATCATAGCAAATTTTGCGATAACGTTCCTTCCCTGGTACGGATCCTCTCAGTCCGATCCTGAGGATCACTGCATACCCTCCTGCCTTGACCTTTGGCCAGTCAATGTCCTCTGGCTGGAACTCAGAAATATCGACGACCTTCATTCCCGGCTTCACCGGGCTTTCTGCAGAAGATGTGATCTCCGAAGCATAACATCCATCATCGAACTGGTACGTCTTGCCATCGATGGTTCTGATGCAATTCCGCAGTGCCCTTCCGGACGGTTCAAGATAGCATCTCTTTTGCTTGTAATCGATCCATCCTGTGTGCATGTGGCCGTCCGTGGGATCGAGATAGAACCAGGAGCCGGACCAGAAGATCCAGCCTTTTTTCATATCGCCGTTCTTTTCATCGAAGAAGTACCACTTGCCATCAACTTTCTTCCAGCCCGTCACCATGTAGCCTCTCTCGTTGAAATAGAAGGTACTGATGCCCTGAGACCAGCGCAGATCTGCGAAGCGGTTTGCCGGCCATGTTCCGTCTTTATACCTGTACCACCAGCCAACAGTATTCTTTACCCAGCCTTCTTTCTCTTCTCCCTGATAAGGGATATTAAATGTAAGGGTCTTACTGCCCTGCTTAAAAGTGATCTTGCCGGCCGCCGCATGGATATAAATATTCTGATTCTGCATCCATACAGTGATCTTCTGCTGAACCACTCTTCTTGCGCCGAACTCTGTCCACGACGTTGTCCCCGGACCGTCAGCCTCTACACAGGACTCGTATGCAAATTTGGCTCCGGCATCCTTGGCTGCTACTGCATTGCTCAGAGAGAAGTGATTGCCGTGATGCGAGATAAGAAACCATATAAGAATCTCTATCTTGCCAAATTTCTTCTGAAAATATGCAATAGCATCTTTGGGATTCTCCGGGCCATCACCGAAAATGATTCCACAAAGTTCCGGGGAATATAAAACGAGCGACCCGTTATTGACATACTCCCAGGCATTTGTGTCATCGGCCGCAGCTCTAGCAGGCTGGTTGCGGTAAATATGCCAGGATATATCTCCAAACTCGAGAACGTCGCCGTGGTCTACGAAAAGCACATGCGTGCCCCTTACCTGCAGCCAGCGGATCAGCTTAAGCAGATTGTCAGAGTCTTCCCTGGACGCATCGTTGCCGCCCCGGATCGAATCGATGTGATAGCATCGAAATTCCTTGATCGGGATGCCGGCATTGGCGATATCGTAGAAGCCCCCAGTATGATCGCCGTGGGCATGTGTTGCGACCGCAAGGTCCACCTGTTCCGCTTTGATGTCTTTAAGCCAGGAAATAAGACCATTTGTGGCCTCTCCGCCTTGGAAGGCATCAACCACCATTATTTTGACCACGCCTTTATCGTCTGTGTACCTTATTCCGAGGCCCCCGCCTTTGCGAATGTCTGTCTTGCCGGAAGGAAGCGTAATTTTGGGGAAAAATGCATCAATTGCCATTGATCTTTACCTCCATATAACTCCATACAAAAATAGAGAGGCCCGAAGGCCTCTCCTCATCATTTACTCGTGTTCGTGTGTAGCTCCGATCTCCTTCGCCACGTTCATTTGCTTAACCGCGGCTTCGATCATGACATCAATTTCATCGTCGGACAGCGCAAGATTTTTCTGCACGAGGAGCTCTTTAATAAATTTTGTGACGATTGCTTTACGCTCCGCGCCAGACTGCGCCTGGTGGCACTGCTCCGCTGCCAGCACTGCCTGCATCGCCCAGTCGATCAGCACAGACATGGTCTCGCTCTGTGTCTTGGCCTTGATCCATGGGATCAGGTAGCGCGTGATCAGCGCTGCGAGGATCATCAGTACGAGTTTTGCGATCTCAAGATAAATGTCTCTCATTGTTCCCTCACTTTCCGTCGCTTTCCAACGCCTCGATCTTGGTCTCGAGGATGACTACCCTTTTTGTTAGTTCCGCTGTTCCGTCCATTTTGTTCTCGAGCTGTTCCAGCCGGTACACAATCAGCTTGTTATTATAAACAGCCGTGATGACTGATACGATGATCGCTGACGCGGCGCTTATGATCCCGCAGATAATAGCTGTATCCAATGTGGTAGCCCTCATTAAATTGAAAAGAGGACAGCCGAAACTGCCCTCTGGTTAATAGTTATGCAGTCTGCTCGATGGTCAACTGCGGAACGTAAATGTAATATCCCGACCTGCTTCTACCATATACCGCAACTGTTGCATTGGCAGGAATCGCCACACCTGCCAGATGGTTGTTTTGCACATTGTTATTGAATGTTGTGTTTTCACTTCCGTATGCAGTTCCGTTGATGTACAGTTGTGACCCCCATGCGCCGCTTGTGCTTGACCTTGCGCATGTCCAGTAAACGTCATACGTTCCTGCTGTTTTGCAGGTCAGCGAAACGATAGACCCTAATGCCGTGTTGTTTCTTCGGTCTGTGGATTGTGCGGTTTGTACGTTCATGGAAGAGCCGCCCGATACATTGACCGTCACACTGTCGTATCCGTCCGCATCATCATCTCCTGCCAAGTATGTTCCGTTCGCAGTAACAGTCTTATTAATCAGCGTTTTGTCCGTCAACATTGTCTGCATAAATGCTACAATTTTCGGAACATAGAAAGTTCTGTATCCTGCCTCATTAGGATGGATGCCGTCCCCTCTTGTATATGCTGTTTTTAAATCGTCAATGTAACCTAGCGGAGGAACCATTACGTTTAAGTCACAATAAGGGATTCCCCATTTTTCCAGTGCTGATACAGCCATTGTATGATATGCGCCATTAGGAGCGTCAAAAGCGGCAATGCACTTATGCGCAAAAATATATCCGATTTTTGCGTTGGGAAATTTGGCGATTGCTGATTTCAGCATTGTTTCAAATGCACCCGCAAACGTTGTCCTGTCAAGGGTGTCATTATATCCGCTCGTCAGCGTTCCTACTGGGATATATTGAGGCCCCCAGTCAGCGTCATTACCACCGCCCTCGATGATTACAAAATCTGCATCAGAACGCATGTCAGCAATGGATTCGCTGATACAAAATTTGTTCTGCCAATTCACAATAGTTCCATCATATACGCCGAGGTTTTCCACGGTCATCCCATAATCGGTTCTGATTATACCTGCGTAACCGCCTTCTTCTCCACCCGCACAAATGCTGTCACCGGTAAATGTGGCTATCTTACCTGCAAGCGGATTAGACGATGTATCACCACCGCCGCCAGACCCCTCGGATGTCATCTTATCGACCTGAAGAGTGTGGCTTCCGCTACCTCTTACGGCAAGGTAAAAGGCTGACCCATTGGACAACATAACCACGAAAGGATACGTAAGTGCAGCAGACGATGACGGCATAATATTGACATCGCCAACATATAGGTAAGTTGTTCCATCACCGTAATAAGTTGCTGTCAATGGCCCATATTCCGTGCCGTCATAGTAAACACGGTATTTTTCGCCACTTTGGATGTATTCCGTATACGGAGTGATGTATCCGCCGTATGCGCCATTCGACAGATCAATTGTGCAATTTATGGTCTGCTCGGGAACGATGGTCTCATAAGTCGGACCGCCCCCGCCGCCCTCAATCGCGGCAATCAGTGTGGCAAGGTCATCGCTGTTCGCCCCCTGTGGGACTGTCACGCCCTTGGCTCCGATAGCGGTCAGAGCATCAGCCACGTTTCCGCTGATTCTCGTGATTTCGCTTTGTATGCTCATAAGCCACCCCCTTAAATGGCGGCAAGTGCTTGCTCTATGTCATTGGTCAGGCTTACCGTGCCACCCGCATAATATCCTGCGGCAATCGTATAGGACTGCGCTGTGATGCCGTCAATCGTTCCTGCGGCTGTGCCGTTGTTGGGCATTGTGCCAGGAACAACATTTCCCTCATCGTCCACGAAAATCTTGTTTGCAAGGACATCTGCCGCTACTGCCGTAACAGAAGATACATCTTGGTAGGCGGCAGGGATGGGGGCGACTGTTACGCCCGAAAGCCCATAGTATCCACTGTCGGCAGTCACGGACTGCTGTGCCTTGGTAGGCGTTACAGCCTTACTCTGCAAATTATAATTGCCGCCGCCGCTCACACCGCTTACTGTGCCGCTTCCATCGTGATAACCCGCAGGGATTGTGTATGTGTCGCCTTCCTGAACCTGTGCGCTGACCGACCCTCTGTTGACGATACCGTCATATTTATCTGCCAACTGAGTAAGGTTGTCTGTACTTGTGCCGATGCCTAAGTCCACAGCTTTTGTTCTTAACTTGTTTCTTGCCGACTGGATACGGCTGATTTCTGTTGCGATACTCATGCTTTACTCCTTATATCGTCTGTAAGAGTGCGTTAATGTTACCGACTTCCGTAAACACAGCCGCCGCCGTGATTGGATGCGTGTTGTCCTGCTCCACTTTATTTGCCTTGACAACTGACAGCAAACCTGTGGATGTGACAGCCAAGTCCTCTCCTACGATGATGCCGCCAAGACTGTATTTAGTGGCAGGATAGAGGTCTACTCCCCCACCTCCTCCACCGCCGCCGTCTGCTCCTCTCGGCACCCCGATGGTCAGCACACCGTCTGCATATTCCGCTGTGGCTTGA